AAGAAGAACAACCGGCTCTTTAGGAACAAACATTTGGTCAGCATCTTCTACCAGTTCTTCTTGTGGAATAAACAAGTTAAAGAAGATTGTGTACAGCTTGTCTGGAACAGGAAACAGATCAACCTGGGTGTCGCCGTTGTTGTTAATGCCGTTGAAGTTGTAAAAGATAGGACTCCCAATCTGAGGAACTTCAGAACCAATAAAGTTCTGAGTCATCTGACGGGAGCTTTTGTTAACTAAGAAGTGGCGGTCAGAGGCATTAAAAACTTCAATAACTTTAAACCGAGCACCTGATCCCTGTAGCACATAATTAAACACACCGTCAGCGGTTTCTGCTGTGAGGGTTGAGGTTAGGGCGTTCCAGTTATAAGCATCTTCTACTTGTCGTTTAGCATCATTAACAAACTTGCTTACAAGTTTAGAAAGAACATTCTCGTTAATAGTTGTAACGGCTGGCTCACGCAAGCGAACCAACACATCGTTTACAAGAGAAAGGTAGGAGGGGAGAGCCATTATTAAAGTCCTCTAAGGTAGACAGTTTTACCTGCTTTTTTAACAGCCCGTAGGCATTCATTCTTCAGATTATCAGGGTTGTAGCTAATATGAACCCAACCGCTGTTAGGCTTGCCGTCTTCGTAAAACTCCAAGATAAGTTGTGTGAAGGGGTCGCCATCTTTAATCCACTGAGCAAGTTCTTTGTTATCAAAGCCATTAACTTGGATATCTGCTGCATAACCAAAGCAATGGTCACTGGTGGCCGAGCCTCCGATGGCTTTGTTTAGTTCAGGGCTTCGGTAGCCACTAGACACAACCACAGGGCCTAGACGGTCACGCACTGGCTGCAAGATGTTGTCTACAAGAGCTTGTAGGCTATCAATAACCCGCAATGAAGGGATGTTATCAATACACAGCCGTGTGGCCGTCATAGACCGTGTAAGCTCATCAAGGGAGAAGTTGGTTGAGAGTTGCATTATTTCCTTAGAGCAATTATCTTTTCAAGAGTACGACCACCAAAGTATGCAGACATAATAAGCATACCCCACTGGCCCAAGAGTTGTACATAACTCTCATTAGCATTATACCCGAAAGCACTCATTAAAGCAAACAAGAAGTATCCGGCAAAGATGGCAACTAAGGACATTGGCCGGATGTTCATAGCAAGCCAGCTGTCTGTAGCTGTATCAGCCTTCCATCGAGAGGTGACATTGTCCTGCTCTGATTTATACAACTCTGTCTCATTAGCCATCTTAGCCAGCTCGCCGGACTGAGCTAGGGCAGCTAAATCAAGCTGCGCCTGAGCCTTTGCAGCCGGATCAGGGATCAGCTTGTCAATGATCTTGCTTCCAATACTCAGTAAACCATCTAGTAACATATAATTCCTTATTATTTCCTAAAATCTTGAGCAAGTAGAGAGAGAGCAGCAATTATTCCACAAACCCAGATAATTGGCTTTGCAGCTTTTGCAATCCACTCAAGCACGGTGAAGGCTCCCTGCGCTGCACGGAAGGCAGCTATAACATCCACTGTGTCTTTAGCAACCTTATCCACCTTAATTTCCAAAACAACTAATCGCTCATATATGGCGATGTTGGAGTCATTAGTGCTCATATATGGTCTCCAGAAGGATCGTAAGGGTCAAGAAGGGGTTCTGCCCAAGCAGCTACTGCCTTACGCCACCCAGTGCCTTTGTTATGTCGCTTTAGGCGGGATGTCACTGTTGTTTCTCTCGGAAGTTCAAGGAGAAGAAACGTCATTACAAATACGTTGACAAAGCAATCCAGAAGGTAACCAACGATCAGCACGGGGTAGCCCAGAGCCATTGCTGTTTTGCTTAGTAGGCCAGCATCTTTGGCACGCTTTAGCCCCATTACACAGATAAACGCAATCCAGAGCAAGTAAATAGAGCAAAGAGATATAAAAAGATACCAACCAACATTAATTAAAAGTTCCAAAATGCAACCTCCTTATCTGGGTTATGTTTATTTTTCTTAGCGCGATTTACGTATTCAGGTATTACTGCAAGGTTGTTATATACATGAAATCCACTTACTATCTTTCCTTTAAGAGGGACTATGTGGTCAACATGCCATGTAATACCTGTAGCACTTTTACGTAACCCGCGAAGACGAGCCGCCTCAGCAACAACAAAATCTGTTAGCTCTTTATGCCACGGAATAGCTGCTGCGCAGTTCCTAACCCTACGTGACGCTTTTATGTTTTCCACAATTTCAGGTTTTCTAATTGAATATATTCGCATAGCCTCAATGCGTTTTTCACGATGCTTTAGATAGTTTGATCTTTGCTTTAACGCTTCAGCTTCGGGATTTGCTCTGCTTTTTATACGTCTATTTGCGTTGTACTTTTCAATAAGTTCTGGCGGTCTATTTTTAGCGTATTCCGCAATGCTTTCTTTGTTTGCTTTACGATATGCGGCGTGGTATGTAAGATACTTTTCCTGATTGATTGTATTCCACTCTTGTCGATAAGCTGTGGTTTGTTCTTTATTAGCCACAGCAAGCAGCATACATTGCTTTGATCTACATGTTCGGCATATCTTTCTATAAGTATTTCCAACTTTTTCAAATTGATGTACCAGCTTATCTTCTCCACAAAATCTACAAGTCGGCATAGAAAATCCACAGCGCGTAGGTTGCTCCAAAGCCAATGGCTGCTGCGTAGAGGTAGATCATTTGGGAATCCTGTCCTTGATGCCTTGCTGCCAGTCAATCCAAGTTGTTGTGCTGTTGGTTGCGTCGTCAAACATCATGCCAAACTGCTCACCTGTGCTTTTGAGGTTGTACTCAGTGGCTCGGAGTTCTTGGTATGTCGGGGATGTGTCAATGTAGATTGGCAACGCCGGAGCGACAGCATTCGGAAAATCAGCGCGTGTGAAGCCAAATCGCGCAATCGTCGTGTTGTCTTCGGTGGCCACCCACGTCTTCAGGTCGTCATCTTTGCTCAGCCGCCACAGCGTGCCGCGCAGGGACTGCATAAACTGATTACGCTCCGCTTCTGACAAGGCTGCTATGTCTTCTTTGGTGTTAATTATATTGTTCATGGGTGTTCCTATTCAAGCATCAGGTGGTCACAGACGCCGCGAGCAGAGATGACGCTATTCGGGGGCGTGGGCGAGGAGTTCCAGTTCGAGCAGCGGGAACCGGAGAGCGCGCCAATGTCCCAGTTGCCCCCGAATAGCATGGCGTTTTCCATCTGATACGTCGAGCCGCGCCCACCGGTGTTGGCCGTCCAAGCTGCACCCGCTGCGCCGCCGCCAAAGTTGGACCCCCATACCCACAAGTTGCCGCTGGCCAGCATGACGCCGTAGCGGCTGGTGTAGGCCGCACGCAAGATGGTTGAGCCCGGGTCAGTCCCAAAAGAAGACGCCTCAGTTGTGCCGTAAGCCAGGGCTGCAAACTCGCCATAGTCGGGCAGGCGCTTGCCGTAGCTCATCAACACCTCAGCCGCCTCCCAGCGATTGAGCGAGCCATAGGCGCTGCTGCCGTTGCCGCCGAACTTGACGGGTATCTTGGGCGGGGATGACCTGTCAGCAATCGTCACGTTGTATTTGCTGGTGCCATTGGTCAGGTGGTCAACGCCCAACAGGTAAATGTCCGACCAAAAGCCATCGGCCACCAATGTCATGCCGCGCGGGTCAGTGCAGGCCGGGCGAAACTTAAGGTCCCACAAGCTGTATTCGTTGATGGCCGGGGTGGTGTCGCCACCCGCTTGCGCAGCCGCATTGCCCCCCGGCGCGTAGTGAAAACCGCCGATCTTGCGGCTGTTGGCTGTGGTGTAGCCCGACGGTGCGGAGAAGTTGGCGTCGGCGCGAAGGGTGCCGTCGGTGCAGCCGTAGATGGCGTAGTCGGTGCCCGCGGTGAGCGTTGGCATGACGATGGCGGTGGCGGCTGGGAACCTTAACGGCGCACCAAATACACTTACCGATGTGCCTGCTTTTATTGATACCGTACCCTCACCCGTCTTAGTAAAGGCCACAGTAGTTGAATCGCCTTTGGCGAACCACCCATTACCTGAAGGGAGTGAGCTACCATCGTTAAAGACGATGCCTGCATCTGAGACTGTAGTTGCCATTATTTAATCTCCCGTTGCGCCGCTTCCCAGCACTCTTTTAATAAGTCTTCGTAGCTGTCATACCCACCGCCTAATGAGGCGAACCATTGTTCAAAGGTCATACCGACTCCAGTGCCTCAATACGGGCTGTTAGCGAATCAATCTTTGTCAATGCTTCTTGCAATGCAGCGGTCAACAAAGGTACAAGTTTGCTTTGGTCAATGCCTTGGTAGGCAGGTTTACCTTCCGCGTCCACCGCGTCTTTAACACCAGTAACACACTCTGGTACAACCTCTTGCGCCTCGTGAGCCAAGAAGCCATCTACTCGTGAACCGTCAGCCTTCCATGCAAAGTTGACAGGCTTGAGAGCTTTGACACGCTCAGTAGCCCCCGTCATTGGTTGCCAATCTTCTTTTAGGCGGTAGTCTGATGATGTGTTATAGGCTGTTGCACTTGCTGTAACGTTAATGCTTCCAACTTGAGTTCCAGTTCTGTAAAAACGAGCCAAGTTACCATCACCAGTTCGCCCTAAAAGCAATGCAAGTCCACTTCCTGCATCAGAAATAATTTTTCCTGCATCACCGCCTAATGTAGAACTCGTAGTCCCCACCAGCAAGTTACCGCTGGAGTCGATGCGCATAGCTTCACCGCCATTAATACTGGCAATAAACGGTGCTGTGGCGGCTGCTGAGTTTGCTGTGATAGCTCCGGTTACTGCTAGGCCTGTCGCTAAGGTTGTTGCGCCACTTGCAGCAATACTCAAAGCATCAACCTTGGCTCCTGCCGGGCCACTTTGGATAACCACTGCGCCGTCGTTACCCGATGCAACTACCAAGCCGTTGGAGGCGTCTCCCGCTGTGATGATTGATGGCATTATGTTGTCTCCGGCATTGCTGCCTTAATTTCGTCTGCTGTAGTTGCAGCGTTAATGGCTGTTTGCATGTCGTCATACTTGGTGCGGACAACAGCGCGGGCTTCTTCGGCTGCTACGGCTTCTGAGGGAATGGTTGCTTTAATGTCCAGCGGAGCAAACTCAACTGAGCGAGCAGCTCGGCGGGCGTCGTGTGCGATGTTTTTTGCTTTGCTGATATTGATTACGATTCCCATGACCACGCTCCCCGAAAAGTTCTGTCTGTTGGAATGTCTGCGGTGTCCACGATGCTGTAGGGCTTGCCAGCGGGTACATCTTTGGCTGCAATTTCTTCGATGGTCAGGCCACAGTCAGCGGGGACAATGATGGCAACGCCACCTTCGTCGTTTGTGTAGATTATTCTTTTCATGTTGTTCCTTTTAGCGGAAGATTGAAACGTAATAAGAGGTAGGGTCATAGAAGACGCAAGTTCCGTTCATATTAGTCCAGCAAACCCTTATTTGCGTTGTTGATTGCAACCCCGGACTGCCAACAGATGCACTGCCATAAATTCTTGCTGTTACTGAGCCATTGGTTGTGATGTACATTGGGGCTGCTACGCCTACGCAATAATTTGCATCCGCCATAGCAGTAGCAAAATTAACCGTGTAATCCCCAGTCCCATTATCCGTAATACTCGACACATTCCCACTTGCCCTAATAGCCACCGTTCCAGTACCGTTGAAGTTAACCCAAGCCCTGCAAGCAAATAAAGGTGCAGAGCCTGTGGCGTTGAATGCATCTGCTACTTGCGAAGATACAACATTGCCTGTTGTGTTTCCACTACCGCCTTGGGCTAATGGCAGGGGTGTTTGAAATGTGGCTGAGCCTGAGCCGTCAATAATCGTTGGCATACATGTTCCTTTACAAAACCACCCAGCGTGAGCCGGAGGCAACTGTGACTGATTGGCCTGAAGCCACGCTTATGGGGCCTACGGACATGGCGTTCTCACCTGTGGCAATTTCATAGCTGGTTGCCACTGTTTGGTTATTAACCACAATCCCATTACCAGCATTGATAACGCTTGATTTAAGTTCTCCCGTGCTTGGCTTGTACAGCAGCTTTGAGTTGCCCGTAAATACCGTCAGAGCTGTGCCGCTGGTGGCATTTGCAAACAACGGAAAAACATCTGTTGCAGTTGTTGTATCGTTACTGATTGCTGCACCACCGACTGAAGCCCAAGAACTTCCGTTGTAGCCCTCAAACTGGGTTGTAGTGCTGTTAAACCTGAGCTTACCTGCGGCTCCTGTGGGGCGCTGTCCTGTTGTACCGCTTGAGAGCTGCACAGCCCCTGTAGAAGTGAACGCAGAGTCAGCTGAAGCCGTTAGTACGGTTACTGACGCAGTTGCTGGAGTGGTGGCCCCTAGTGTGTTGTTAAGGGGGCTAGATGCCTGCAAAGCTGTGTCAGCCACCCCTCCTTGAGCCGCTGTTGCATACGCTGTTGAGGCTGTGGTAGCGGCTGAGCCTAAGCCAAGGTTTGTTCTTGCTGTGGAAGCGCTTGTTAGGTCTGAAAGGTTGTTAGCCTTGATTACAGCCGAAGAAAGAGTGGCAGCGGCGTTGCTCTCACTTGTTGCTGCATTAGAGGCACTGGTTGCAGCTGCTGAGGCACTATTAGAAGCGTTGGTAGCCTGTGTGGAAGCCGTTGAAGCGCTTGTTGAAGCCCCTGAAGCACTCGTCGAAGCCTCTAAAGCACTCGTAGCAGCCTCAGAAGCACTGGTTTCTGCATTACCTGCTAAAATACCTGCTTGAGTTGCAGCTGCTGAAGCGGTAATACTAAAAGCTGCTACGGCATTAAGTGCAGAATCATTGGTGGCGTTACCACCCCCACCAGGGCCGCGATAGATTGTCATTCTTTTGCTTTCTTAGGCTTAGGGGGTTGTTTTACAACAATTACTTCTTCATACTCGGAGTGCTTACGCATATCCTTAATTGTCTCTTCGTCTGTCATTTCATACACACATCCCGTGTGCTTACATTTAAACATAGCCATGTTGTTTCCTTTTTAGAAAGCTTAGGGGGAGAGAAGCCCTCTAAAAAGGAAGCCCCGAAGGGCTCCCGTTTAAGCCAGGTTAGGCTGGAACTGCCAGAGCAACAGCAGAGCCGTCACGCAGTTCTTTAACACCGTACAGCGTGTCAGCAGTGAACAAGGTACCGAGGTATTCCTGTTTGTACTGAGTTTGCGAACGAACACCCATTTGCTCAACAAACACTGCGAAGTCTTTATGACCCATCAGTGCAATACGAGCGGCAGTAGAACCACTGGTCGTATCGGCGTTGTTGGTGACAAACACTGGGATGCCATAAACATTACCAATCTCACCGTTACGGATGGTGTTGGACGAACCAACTTCACCCACAAAGGCTTGCTCAGTAAAGCGGGCAATACCCATCAGCGTGTTACGGCTAGAAGGTGGAACCATCAAGAAGCGACCGTCCATTGGAACGTCGTTGTCATCCAAACGCTGAATGGAGCGACGGATAGCAGCGTCAGTTAGAGCGCCCAAGCCGGTGTTTGCACCAGCAACATAAGAGGTTGTACCGTCAGCGCCTGACAAAGCACCCGAATATGCAGCCGTACCGCTGCCGCCTCGAACGCCACGACCCAATTCAATAAGGGCAGTGTCAACTTGACGGGCCAGGGCGTAGCCAGCATCTTCAGTGTAGAAGTTGCGAAGCGAGGCCAAAGCCTGTGCTTCAACAATATCTTCAATCAAGCGGCTATACTCATAGTGCTGGTCGATGGTGACAACAATTTCAGTGGCGGTGCCTGCAACCAAGGTGACTTGGGTGGAAGACGCTTTAACCGAAGCACTGCCGCGAACAGGAGCAGGAATGTGAAGCGAATCACCTTTCTTGCCCTTGAAGCTCATCTTCTTAACTAGATTAGCCAGTACAAGACTTTTCTTGTAGGTGGCAATAATTTCGTCGGACCAAATTTCCGGGATAAACGTTGCACCAGTAGTGGTGGTAATGTGATTAGTACCGAGAGCCATTTTTAAATTTCCTTTAGCGCATTAGCGCATATTACTTAACCCGCCCCTCCGCATAAGCCTGACGAATTTCAGGCTCAAGCGCTTCATATCGTGAGGGGTCTGTCATTCTAAGCCGGATAAGGTCGGCACGACGATAGACCTTCCTTGAAGACTCTCCAGTTCCGCTGGTATCAACCATTGCAGCTTTCATGTTCTGCTTAAGAACCTCAGCCCCGTCGGAGCGCGCTTGCGTTGTTTTAACACCACGAATCTGTTTAAATGTAGAAAGCAATTCATCAGCTGATTCAAAATCAAAGGAGGTGTCAGCTGCTGCATACATCTGCATACGTAGCTTGCTTCCCTTAACCCAATCAATAAACTCCGGGTCTTGTACAACTTCTGAAAAATCGGGATGCTTCTTTTGGAGAGCACCCTGAGATTGCATTTGTTTAAATTGTTCCGCAGCCTGTTTAGCCGCTAAGACGTCCGGGTGTTTATCCACTGCGTTGCGAACTGCATTCTTTGGATCTTCAAAGAAATCAATTTCATCTTCAACTGTAGTAGGTGTATTTGTTTTAGAGAGTTGTTGTTTAAGTAGCTCATCTGCCAGTTTACGAACTTCACCTACCTCTTGGGCTTGGCGACCAATCAGCTTCTCAGCCTCTTGGTGCATGTTCATAATGTCTTCCAGACTCTTGCCTTCATATTTAGAAGGAATCTTTGGACGCTCAGGAACCGCTTCTGGAGCCGCTACAGTTTCCTTGCGCTCCATGTTCTCCACTGCATCAAACTCACTATTAGTCAGGTCTTCTTCATCAAATAATGCCATACCGTCCTTTCATCCTGCCCGTGAGGGTTTTAGGATATTTAAAAATGAACTCCAAAAGGTTACTCTTGCGAGGCTTTCTTCTGTTCTTGTTTGAGCTTTTCAGCCCGATTCTTTACCCACTTGTCTGCGGCTCCGGGGAAAGCACCAGTGATGCCCTCCAACTTGATACGCGGGGTGGATAAGATTCTGATGGAATTATTGCCACATTCTTTACAACCTGTGGTTCTAATGCCTTCATCAATCAATTGCTCTGTCACATGCCCTTCAGCACACATGAATTCATACATGCGCTTCATTCTGAAGCCTCTTGTAAGCTCTCATATGCTGTTTCGCAGGCTTCTTTGCGGGATAAAAGCAGGTTAAGAATGTCTAGTTGTCCTTGTCGATGGAATAAGGAGTGTGCATCTTGGACTGTTGACAATTCATTAACCGTGTTTTTAATCTTTGTGAAATCCTCCATCATCATGGCCCAACCTTTGGTTGCCATCATGGAGAATGTTTCATCATAAAAGTGCTGTAAATCAGGAGCCATTGGCTTTATCCTTCTGTTGTTTTAATGCAACCATTGTAGCATATTTACAACGTTTTGTCAACTATTGGTTGTTTTCTGCATTTGCATGGCTGTAATACGCTCATTACGCACGTTGTCATCCTCTTTGATGTTGAGGTCACGCTCTTTAAGCATAAGTTCAGTCATCCGGGCACGTCGTTCAAAGTCTTTGCTCTCGTTGTCCTCGTTTAGGTTGGTAGCAAGCGCTGCTGTGAGCTTTGCCTGTGCCAACTGAGGAGCCAACTGAGTTTCAACCTGAATTTGCTGTGATTCGGCTGCTTTCTTCTGTGCCGCTGCTTGCAAGTCCTGCACCTGAGCCTGAATAAGAGCCATTTGAGCCTGCTGAGCCATTTGTTCAGCTTGCTGCTTTTGCTGTTCTGCTTCTGGGTCTGGTTGGCTCATCTTCTCAAGAGCAACCATCAACTCAGCACGATTACTCAAGCTGCTATTAGACAAAATACCCTTCAAGATAATAGGCAAGACAGGTGTGTTGGGGCCAAGGGTTTGCAACAAGCCAATCATTTGCTGTTGTTCAAACTCACGGGCCAAGATTCCCAGGGTTGCTGTAGGAATAAACGTCATATCCACCGATGGATAGCGCTCTGGGTCAAACTGCATGTAGCGGTAAGCAGCTTTATTGATAAACGGGATCATGAAATCTTCTTGGAAGTTCACAAGGGTGCGTTTATACTTCTTAATGATGCCTGCCATAGCCATAGACATGCCCTGTCCACTGGCGTCGCGCTGCGTAGCCGAAGGAAGCCCTGCTGAGTCAACTGTGCCCGTTGCCTGTAACAACATCCGCTCAAAGTTCTGAGCTGCTGCGGGGGCATCCACGTTGGATTGACCGAAATGGAACGGAAAGATCACCTCTGAAGGTGGGCCGTTGGTCAGAATGGCCTTACCTGGCTTAACCTCAAACTTACCACCGCGAGGGATACGAGTTGCATCCATAGCAATCATAGGGGCTGTTGTAAGGGCTAGGGAGTCCATATGAGCACGTAGCTGGCCATCAATGGCCTTCTGCATGTTGTACGCCTTCTCAACCGTCCCACGGCCATAGAAGCGGCCTGGAACCGTGTCGTCTTGGTAGGCAACAATAGGACGGTCTTTCATCATGTATGGGCTTTCTTCAGCCTTCAACAAGATGTTCTCATTGGCAATTACAATGATGGCCTCAACCATGTCGCTGTAGTCGTCTGCCAAACTGTCTTCAGGAAACAGATTAATTTCGCTTTCTGATTCTTCATCGTTCAAAGCATT